GGGTACTTGGAGAAATGGAGAAGAATTTGATGATGATGGCAAACATAGAAGCACTACAATGTGTCACGCTTGGTTCGTGTGGCAAGATGGGTTCAGTGGAGAACCAATAGTAAGGTGGATAGATTAAAAATGAAGAAAACAAAAACTATTAAAACTAAAGATATTCAAATTTGTATTATTGCTATTAGTTGCTTAGTAACTTTTGTCCTATCAATAGTACTACATATCAATAAGACAGGCTTTTATTTAATTCCTGTTCTAGTTGGATTGGTTACATATTTTGTTCCGATTGTATATAAAGACTTAAAAGAAATGATTGGAACTGATGATGATGTCCTATTAAGTGATATTGTTCAGCTAGAAGAAGTAATGGAACAAGAGATTATCGAACCTCTTGATAGTGAGGTTGTAGATGAATTTGGGTCAAGAAATTAAATATACAAAGCTAGAAATAAATGAAAATAACGGAGGCTATCAAATGAAATTAACTAATAATTGGATTAACGGAGATTGTTTAAAAGAATTAAAGAAAATACCAGATAAGAGTGTACATCTTATTATTACTTCACCACCTTATCATAATTTAAGAGTTTATAGTAATGACCCTTGTGATTTATCAAACTGTGAATCTTATGAAGAATATTATTATCTTCTTGGTTTGGTAATTGCAGAATGTAAGAGAGTTCTTGTACCGGGGGGAAAGTTTATAATTCAATACGAAGATTACAATTATACACTAGGTAGAGATGGTAAGAATGGTCAAGAAAGTCTAACAGGCGAAATTAATGAGTTGTTTAAAAACCAAGGTTTCTCACTTTGGACTAAAGCATTTTGGAGAAAATATTCGGCGCAAAGAGCTATGTTGGCGCAAGGTAACTTATATTACAGAAATATGAAAGCAAGAGATACTATTTTAGCAGCTAATGTTGGTTTTGTATATGTATATAAAAATGAAGGTGATTTAGATACTATTAAAGGTTCTGACATTACTCTTGCCGAATGGGCTGATTGGGCTGACGGTGTATGGAATATCCCTAATAGTGGAATAGGTCACACAACTCCATTTGCCGAAGAATTAGCAAAAAGATGTATTAAACTTTGGTCTTGCCCAGGTGATACCGTATTAGACCCCTTTGCTGGATGTGGAACGGTTAATGTGGTTGCGATTAAAAACCATAGAAATGCTATTGGCATTGAATTAAACAAAGAATTTTATGACAAGGCTATTGAGGAACGCTTTTCAAAATTGAATGACGAAATATTTGAGTGTGATGATTCTATTGAAGAAATGAAGACCAGATTTCAAGAGCAATTAGATTTAGGCAAAGTACAAAGTGCTAATGCTAAAGCAGAAAAAGAAGAAAAGAAGAAATTGACACAAAAGAAAAAGGATATTCGACAAGAAATCAAAGAACTTGAAGCAGAACTTAATGCACTAGGTTTAAAGAAGTCGGAAATCAAGAGTGTTCGCCTAACGGCAAAAGATAATATTAAAATTCAGGAAGTCTAAGGTGGGTGATTCTTATTATTGAATTATCAATACCTGTTGAACAAATTCCTTACATAAGAACCATTGAGGGCAGAAAATTTCATAAAGGAAAATGGTTATTTCCAAATTCTTCACATAAGAAACTTGTTAGTCTTGGCTTATTATCCTCAGATGAAAAAGTAGAAAAAAAAGAAATTGCAAAATATAATATTTCAGGTTTTCTAAGAGATTATCAGAAAAATATTGTAAACAAGGCTTTAAATGAAGGTAGTTATGGTGTCTTTTCAGATACAGGTACTGGCAAAACTATAATGGGTTTAGAAATTGCTAATCATTACAATAAAAGTCTTATTTTATGTCCATTATCTTGTATTGAAACGGCTTGGATAGATGATTGTAAAAGATTTTATCCTAAAACCAATATCATTAATGTATGGAGCAATAGTAGAAAGAACAGATTAGAAAAGCTGAGAGAAAATTCCGATATTTATGTAATGAATTATGAAAGTTATAAAATCTTAAAAAATGAAATTTGTAGTATGAATTTTGATTGTGTAATTGTCGATGAAAGTAGCATTATGAAGAATATGTCAAGTCAAATAACTTCTATGTTATTAGATTTAATTACATATATTCCACATAGGTTTGTATTGAGTGGCTGTCCTACACCAAATCATAACAGCGAAATATTTCCACAAATGAAGTTTGTAGAACCTGATATATTTGGCAACAATTATTATGGCTTTCTTGCTAGATATTTTCACCAAGATATGTCTAACCCACATAATTGGTTTCAAACAGATGAAGATAAAGAGAGATATTATGCAAGATTATCTGAAAAATCAATTTTCTTAAAGAAAGACGATTGTGTAGATTTACCAGAAAAAGTATTTGAAATTCGACAATTTGAAATGGCTAATAAACAGAAAGAATATTATCAAGATGTGATTAATGATATTAAAGAAAACATTAATCAGTGGAGTAAGTTTGAATTTACAGCCAAGTTGATGAAACTTCGTGAAATAACAAGTGGGTTTGTTATTAATAAAGATAATTCAATATCTGTATTTGATAACAATAAGGAAAATTTATTGAAAGAAGTAATATCTGAAATTGGAAACAAGCCAATAATTATTTGGTGTCAATTTCAGCACGAAATAGAAACATTAGCTGAGAAATTTGGTGGTGTTGGTTTAACATCTAAAACCAAAAATAGAGATGATATAATTCGTGATTTTAAAAACAATAAAATAAATTTATTGTTTACGCACCCACAATTAATCGGCAAAGGTTTAACATTTACCAACTGCACTTATAATATCTACTATTCGTTAAGTTTTAGTTATGAGGAATTTAAACAGAGTCAAGATAGAATACACAGAATTGGTCAAAACAATAAGTGTACATATATTATTTTACAGGCAAGAAATACCATTGAAGAAAAAATATATAATTGTGTTCAACGCAAAGAAAATGCAGTTGATGAATTATATTTGGAAATGGGAAAGAAGTCGAATTTTATAAAGCAATAGAAGATGACGGACAAAGAGAAAACAAAATATGAATTTTATACAAGAAATGAGGTTGGTAAATGGTTCATATGGGTTCAAAATCTCATATTGCTAAGCAACAGAAAAGTTATTTGTATGTAAGAAAGGTGGTAATTGATTGTCAAGTTGGATATTAGATATGGACAAGGCTGACATTGATTATGAAGCTGAGAGAGATAGACGAGATATGGAACGAGTAGAAGAAATCAGAAGAATTACTAATGATATGGTTTTTGTGCTAAATAGAAAAGAAATTATGCACTTGGGCGATATTCAGGTTATTTACCCTGTTTGTTCTACAACTGAATTAGATGTATTGATAAGAAATCTATATTCTTATAATTCCATTGAACATTGGTTCATAAACGATATTTTATCTTCTGGGTTGTTGCAAATTTATAACAACACAACAGGTAAATTAGTGTCCGAAGTTACGATTAGGAAAATACCTAATTTAAGAATATTTATGGACAAGTTTGAAGATATTGAAGATTGTTTAATTGATTGGATTTTAGAATATACAAGATTATGAGGAATATAAGTATGAATGAGTTTAATATTTTTTTATCTGGAGCTTTAACAGGTTTCACGCTAGATAAACAATTAAAGTGGAGAAATGAACTTATTGAATTAATTAAAAGCAATACTACAAGACCTGTTAGGTTCTTTAATCCTCCCAAGCACTTCTCACCAAGTACAAATAATCACTTGACAGAAAGAGAAGTTATGGAGTTTGAAATAGAAAGATTACATAAGTCTGACTTAGTAATCGTTAATCTTAATTATCCTAAATCAATCGGAACAGCTATGGAAATGGCGATAGCTTATGATAATAAAATTCCGATTTTAGGTTTACATAGATGTAGTGATGAACTTCACCCTTGGTTAGGGTTAAGTTGCAATAGAATTTTCAAAGATAAAAAGGAATTAGCAGATTATGTAATTACTAATTATCTTTATGATTGAGAGGTATTGAATAATGAATAAACTAGAACATTTACCTAGAGAAAAGCCTAAGATGTTAGGTGACTTAAATAAAGGTGAATTATTTGTATTTTGTAATCCACCAAATGAGTTACCTATAACTTGGACAAGCATATTAGAAGTGGTTGAAGTTGAGGGTGCGGATAAGTCAAGGGTTTTTACTACATTTGTATTAAATCCAACGCTTGGAGAAGTTAAAGGGTTCGATTCATTGTTAGCAGTAAAACCACTTACTTGTGGTGTTGATAGTGAAACAGAATGGTATGAGTAAGGAGATAAGCAATGAATAATCAATTACCTTATACACATTTGTTGTATGTTCGCCAATATTCTATTGCTGATAATGATGATGAGCTAACTGTTTTTGGCGTTAATACAGAAGATATTTCTCATACTATGAGGGAGTTTATGTATGAATGTCCTAAGCGATTAAAGAGTATAACCTATGTTAAATGTACACAGAAGATACTCACTTTTTGGAAGCAACAAGGACATAAGATTTATAAAATTAAAGATAAATATACAGATGTTAAAATGTAGATTTTATTCTCCATTTTTAGTCCAAATTCAGAAATTCTAGTCAGTGACACTTGAATTTTTCGGTCTAATGACCAATTTTGCATAATTTTTAAATCTTCATTTGTGTATTTTGCCTTTGGTCTTTCCGACATTTTCTCATTCCTTTCTTTTAAAGAATTATAAATAAATAATTTAGGTTGTTTTATAAATAAAATCTACACTTCATTCTCTGGTGGCAAAGACTCTACTGTACTATTAGATTTAGTTCGTAGGGTATTTCCAGATAGTCCAGCCGTCTTTGTTGATACTGGACTTGAATATCCAGAGTTAAGAGAGTTTGTTAAAACAGTAGATAATGTAGTTTGGTTGAAACCAGAAATGAACTTTAAAAGAGTTATTAAAGAATGTGGTTATCCTATTATTAGTAAAGAAGTATCTAAAATGGTTGAAACTGCAAAGCATAAACCTAATGGTAGGGTTGCTCAATTATTTGACATTAATTCAGATAGGGTACGAGAGAAAACCAAAAAGTACGGAAAGAATTGGGGAGAAACATATATTAAATATCAATACTTATTAAACGCTCCATTTAAGATTTCTAATAGATGTTGTGACATTATGAAGAAGAAGCCCTCTAAACAGTACACAAAAGAAACTGGTACATATCCTTTTATCGGAACAATGGCTTGTGAAAGTAGAATGAGAAAGAATGGTTGGTTACAAACAGGCTGTAATATTTTTGATAGTGATAGACCTAAATCAATGCCTTTATCATTTTGGACTGAACAAGACATCTTACATTACATAAAGGAATTTGGGCTAGAGTATGCACCAATTTATGGCGAGATAAAATCAAATGAGAGGGGAGAATATTACACAACAGGCGTAGATAGGAGTGGATGTATGTTCTGTGTCTTTGGATGTCATCTTGAAAAGCAACCCAATAGATTTCAACGGCTAAAAGAAACACACCCTAAAATATGGGAATTTTGTATGAAGCCTACTGATAAAGGTGGGCTAGGTATGAAAGAGGTGCTTGATTATATTAATGTGCCTTATGAATAAAAAATTAATTAATAAGCGAGGTAATAAATGAAAACAGTTTTATTAATAACCGATGTGCTAACGCATAAGAACGACAATAATAAAACCACATATAGTGTTGGTTTTGTACAAACTATATACTCAATGTCAACAATAAATTCGACTCATTTTACATTTTGCAATGATGAGAGTATCGAAAGTTTAGTTAATAAAATAGGAGATTCGCTGATAGTACCTCATAACGAAGTAGAAATTCACTTTTTACACCCTACATATTTTGATAAGTTAATGGCTGTTATGTTTGAAGAACAGGGTTATACAGTTAGGCTACTTAATAATGTTCAAATTAATTGTCAGAAGCCTAATGATAAAGATGATGGTGTATCGAGAGGGAAAAGAGCTGATATGTGGTTATGGTATTAACAATTATTTTAACAGTCTTAATTACAATAGCAGTATTTAATATTATTATTTTTATAGTTGACCGAGTGAATGATATATATACAGAATGTGTTTCAATGGCTTTTGTTAAACTTGTGGCTTATGGAATTACACATCCGATTTATAGATATATTTATAAGCCACTTAGGTTGAAATACATTAACAAGTATTATAATTCATATTTTTTATTTTATAAAAATAGAAAAGGGGTTGTAACAAGGAGTCTAGGTGTGTTTTTTATGAAGGGTAAGTATGAAAAATATTGCTATCATAAAGATGATGATTCGCAACAATGGATTGAATATAACCCAGATAAAATTGAAATAACATATATTAAAAATTCTGCTATTTTAAATAAAAGGCGATTGAAACGAAAGAAATTTTATAAAAGCAATTCAAAATGATTGTTAAATAAAAAGTTAATTTTATTAACAGAAAGAGAGGTGAATAAGGATAGCTGTTAAAACAAGTGAAATTTTTGAATATTGGAAAGATAAATGTGTAACGAGTGATGGATGGAAGTCGGCATTAATGGTGTTAGAAAAAGATATAAGTGCATAATTAAAATAAATTATTAAAAAGTTAGAAGAAAAGGAGATACAAAAATGGAAAATACAATTTCACCATTTAAACAATCAATGATTGTATTTTACAAAACAAGAGAAGAACTAAACCAAATTATAGATTATCTTACAGAGAAAGATTATGGTGAACCAGTTGCCACAACAGGTAAGGAATGGGGACAAGTTGCATTTAATGACGGTTCTATCATTAGACTATTTGATATTAAAAATTGTTGCATATTGCACAACCCTAGATGGACTTCTATTATGGTAACTTCTGGTTGTACTAAAGAAGATATTGAAAATTTAAACAAATCAACACTATTAGGTTTTATCTATGGTAGCTACGCAAATGCAAACATTATGAGAATTGAAGAACCAAAAAATATCTTTAGTGGTGCTGTACCTGTGAAATATGAAAGATGAATAAAACTAAATAAAATAATTCTTTTATTGTGAAATCAACTGAAAAACATAGTGTTTATGCGGTTTTATTTTTACCAAAGAAATATTTATTTAGATAGGTTTTATGAGAAATGGGGTGTCTTATGTCAGATATTAAAGATAAAAGAAATATTTTAACAGTGTTAAGTTTGTGCGACGGGATTTCTTGTGGTCAAATAGCTCTCAAAGAATTGGGCTTTGAAATAGATAAATACTACGCAAGTGAAATAGATAAAAACTCAATTAATATTACTCAGACTAATTTCCCGAACACAATTCAGCTTGGTGATGTTACAAAGATTGACCAAACAGTATTACAAACTTTACCCAAAATCGACCTTGTATTATTCGGTAGTCCTTGCCGGTCGTTAACAAAAACTACGGCAGGGCGAAAAGACTATAACAATGGACTAAAAGGTAGTTCGTGGTTATTTTATCCTTGTGCAGATATTTTGCAATGGATTAAAGAAAATAATAATCCAAAAGTAAAGTTTTTAGTCGAAAACGTCGATAGCAATAAGCAACAGGATATTGATGAAATGAGTGAGATTCTTGGAGTTAAACCTGTTTTAATTAACAGTAATCTATTTTCGGCACAAGATAGAAAAAGAAATTATTGGACAAATATTCCTATAGCGGAGTTGCCGCAATCTAATCCTTTGGTTTTGTCGGATATTATGGATAATAGTGTAGACGAAAAATATTTTTATAAACAGGATTTTGATTTCCACGGCGAGGACAAAAAGGTATGTGCCACATTACATATAAACGGACACGATATTTTAAAGCGTGTAAATAATCCTAAGTTTAAAGCTCCAACACTTACAGCCTGTCGAGGCGGTAATCGCCAAAAGAAAGTATTTGATAACGGTAGGTGTCGCAAGTTGACTCCAAATGAATATCGTAAACTACAGACGATACCGAGTTGGTACAAAATGGAGGTTGCCGACAGCCATATTTATAACACTTGTGGAGACGGTTGGACTATTGATGTAATTGTTTTCATATTAAGTCATTTGAAAGATTAAGTCGTTTGAAAGATAATAAAAACTAAATAAACTTATGTTTTTATTTTTTTGCAGTAGCTAAATGCAATTTATGAGTTACTAACAGAAATACTATATTTTTTTGTGCTAATGAGTTGCAATTTATGAGTTACTATGAAAGGTGGTGAAATTAATGCCAGTGATTTTTGATATTGATGGGGTTGATAGATACAAATATCAACTTCAACTAGTGACTACACAAGATATTTTAGATTTTGTACGAATTACAAACCAGATTGATGTACCAGTTGTTTTAACTGGTGTAACAGAAGATGGTATGGATTGGAGAGTATCGGCAAAAAGCCTGTTAGGGTCAATTACTCTATTTCAAGTTGCTTCAAAGCATACAGACACTTTCAATTCTATTGATTATAACAAACTTTATTGTCTTTGTGAGAAAGATATTTACTCACAAATTCAGCAGTTTGTAAAACCATAAGTGAAAGGAATGAAAGTAGGTGAGTGCCTATGTGGTAGGAATTTTATATACCTGTAATGGGTGTAAATATTTGGATTTTAAAAAAGAGAAGTGTTTAAAGTCTAACATTTCAATTAATAGTTTTGTGGACAACAACGGTTACAAAACTATGTTTAAACCTAAGCAATGCAAAGGTTATCAAAAAAATAATTTTAAAACGAAAGACAGAGGTAAAAAAATGGTAAACACAAATACAAATGAATTAAAAGAAGCACTTAATGAAGTAAACATTGTAGGTTTTGTAAAAGAAAAGAATTTAGAAATCAAGAAAGACGATAAGGGCGTTGCATATATTACTGGCACTATCGACATTCAGACAGATAAAAACAGTTCACATAAAGTTTCTGTTTATTCAAAGGAACTTAAAAGCAATGGCGAACCAAGCAAAGTATATACAGGCTTAGTTACTGTAATGAATGAATATGTATCAAAAGCTCAGTTACTAAAGGAACATCCAGATATGACACCTATTGAAGCAGAAGCTCAAGCTACAAAAGTAAGAGTTTCAGGTAAGATTTCCAGAATGGAATATTACAGAAATGGTGAGCTAATTAGCTACCCTCAGATTACTGCAAACTTCTTTAGTCGAGTTGATGAAGATAAGTACCAGCCTAAAGCTGAATTTGATATTGTTATGTACTATGACAAGATTGTACCAGAAATTAAGGGTGATGAAGAAACAGGTAGAGTTAAGGTAAGTGGCTATATTGCACAGTTCAACGGTACTGTTATTCCTGTTGAGTTCGTGGCAGATGAAGATACAGCTGAATATATCCTTAACAATTTTGAAACAAAGAGAACTGGTGAAATTTGGGGTGATTTAATTTCAACTGCAATTACAAAGGTTGAAAAGAAAAATGGTTTTGGCAAGGATATGACAAAATCTCGTACTACTTATGTAAATGAAATGCTTATTACTGGTGGTGATGACCAGTTGGATGAAGATGACCCAAAGGCTTTTAAGGTATCTGATATTAAAAATGCTTGTACTACAAGAGAAACAGAATACCTACCTAGTCTATTCCAGAGAAGTCAAAATAAGCAGAATAATAAGCAGACAAAGACATCAGCAGTTAGCGAAGCTAAAAAGTCATTTGCAAAGAATTGGTAATTAAGGGGGTAGTACATAATGGGAATTGATATTTTTAATCCAGAAATTTCACAGGTTTCAGAAGATATGAGAGGAAAGACAATGTTATTGTATGGTACAAACCGTACAGGTAAAACATATCAGGCTTGTAGATTTGACAAGCCATACTATCTAGCATTTGAACGAGGCATCAATGGTATTTCAAATATTCCTTTTGCTTCTATTCAGAAGTTTAGTGACTTTATTTCAATTGTAAAACAGTTTACAAATCCTAAGAATAAGGAAAGGGTAATGTCAAGTTATCAAACAATCATTATTGATACAGCCGATATTATGGGTAATCAATGTCGACAGTATGTGTGTGAAAAGTACGGTGTTGACAGAATCAATGATGGCAATGGTGGTTATGGTCTATGGAAAGAATACGAAGATGAATTTGCAAAATGGTTAAACTTACTTACATCTGTTGGTTTAAGTGTTGTGTTTATTGCTCACGACACCACAAGAGATTTTGTTGATGAAGATGGCAACCAGTACAGCAAGATTTATCCAAAGGGTGACAAGCGAATTATCGACCCTATTTGCGACCTTGTGGATATTATTGGCTACGCTGCCGTTAATGACCCTAGTGATAACGGAGATAAAACTATGTCATCTCTATACCTAACACAAACAAAGAAGTATCACGCTGGTTCTCGTTTTGACTACCTACCAGCTTGTATTAAAGAGTTTAGTGCGAAGAACCTACAAGAAGCAATTAAGAACGCAGTTAGAAAACAGGCAGAAGCAGAAAAGTTTACTACTGTTGATTTTGACACTCAACAAGAAGCATACAAACAGAAGTCAGAGCTTTCTTTTGATGAAGTTCGTAATGAAATCGGTGAAATTGCTCAGAAGATGAATGATGAAGGTCGAATGGAAGAATACTTTGATATTGTTGAAGAATATCTAGGTAAGGATAAGAAGGTATCAGAAGCAACTAAGTCACAAATGCAACAGTTATCTTTAATTCTTGAAGAACTTAAATCTTTATAATTTATAAATCACAAAAGAGGTGGAGTGAATGGTTTGTGCTTATTGTAATAAACCTATTACAGATATAAGATATAAGACTTTACGCAAAAAGTCATATCACAATGAATGTTATCAACTACAACTAGGTTTGATTGAAGCAGAGAATAGGAAAAAAGCAATTAATTTTACTAAGTTAAAAAACAGTAATAACAACCAAGATGAAGAACAAATCAATCAATTAAAAGAATATATATGCGATTTATTCCAAATTGATAGAGTGCCATTCTTAATTGATAAGCAAATCGTTGAATATACAACAAATTATAATTACACTTATAACGGTATTTATAAAACACTTGTTTATTTTTATGACCTTAGTAACAATCCTGTTCCACCTAAAGTAACCATTGGTATTGTTCCATATGTGTACGAAGAAGCTAAAAATTTTTATTACAACGCCTACCAAGTAAATATCGTTAATAGCAAAACACACATTGAGAACAATACCAAACAAGTAAAAATACAACCACCTGATACATCTTTAGGTGGTTGTGTAGATGTAAGTAAATTATAAGGAATAAGAGGGAAGAATGAAGAAAGATAAACTATCAATTATACAAGTGTTAGGCTCTATCTTACAAAATCCTTCGTTAATCATTGATGAAAACTACCCTTTAACAGATAAAGACTTTCCAGAGCGTTTTCATAAAATAGTGTTTGGTGCTATGGATAATTTAATTCGCAATGGTATTCAGAAATTAACAGAAATATCAATAGATGATTTTTTATCAAAATATCCTAAGCAACACAAAGTCTTTACAGATAATGATGGCTTAGATTATTTAGCCAACGCAAAACAAATAGCAGATGTTGAGAATTTTGAATATTACTACAAAACACTTAAAAAATTCAGTTTATTAAATCAATTAGAAGAAAAAGGCTTTGACACTTCTTCTATTTATGACGAGGATATTATCAATCTATCAGACAATTCCAAAATGCAAGAAAAGTTTGATAGTTACACAGTTGACGATATTTTTGATTTATATGAGAAGTCATTAATTCAACTAAAACACGAATATTCAAACGCTTCTCAAAGCACAGGCTGTCAAGCAGCTAAGGGTATGAGAGAGCAGAAAGAAAGGTATAAACAATTACCAGAGATGGGTATGCCAATGGCAAGTAAAAAAATGACTACTATCTGTCGAGGTAGAAGATTAAAAAAATTATATCTCAAAACTGCTCCTTCGGGTTTCGGTAAAACAAGAATTTCCGTAGGTGATGCCTGTTGTATTTCAATTCCAGAAGTGTATGACACAGATACAAAACAATGGGTGAAAACCAATTGTAATGAGCCTACACTATTTATTTCTACCGAGCTTGAACCTGATGAAGTACAGTCAATGATTATGGCTTATGTATCAGCTGTACCAGAAGATAAAATACTTGATGGTAAATACAAAGGCGATGAAGAAGAACGAGTTGATAAAGCAATAGATATTATTGCCGAAAGTAATCTGTATATTGAGCATATACCAAACTTTGATATTGATGACATTGAGAACACTATTAAAAAGTACAAAGTAGAGCAAAAGATAGGTTATGTGTTCTTTGATTATGTTTTTACTTCAATCAAGATTATGTCTGAGGTTGCTCAAAAAACTAAAGGTGTAAAGATGAGAGAAGATAATGTATTGATTATGTTTGTTGATAGAATGAAAACTTTGGCAAATTTACTTAATGTACATATAGACACTTCATCACAGGCTAATGGCGATTGGAAAAATGCTAAAGATGGCGACCAAAACTTAATCAGAGGTGCTAAAGGTATGGCTGATAAGGTTGATGTTGGCTATGCAGTTTTGCCACCTAGTCCTAAAGATTTAGAAAATATTAAAGCGTTAATGAAGAATGGATTTAATAAAGTACCTAACTTAGTATTCCATATTTATAAAGTTCGTAGGGGGAAAATTAATCGAGTTAAGTTATGGCTTTATTTTGACTATGGTACTTGTAGAACTAAGGATTTATTTGTTACGGATAACGATTATAAATTACTAGACATAGAAAGCACAGATATTGAAGTAGTATTGGAAAATACGCAAGAGAAGAAAGAAGAAATCGAGTGGTAATAGATGGCGAACACAAAAGCTAAATATGATTTTAGTAATGATGAAATAATTAAAGTTGTGACTTCCTTAGGTAGTGGACAACCATTAACTGATAGTCATAACAATTTAATCTTTCAAACGGTTTGTCATAATCACGAAGGTGGTAGCTACAAGCTGTACTTCTATCCTGATAGTGGCTTATTCCATTGCTATACAGCTTGTGGTGACTCTTTCAATGTTTATGAATTAGTCGCTCGTAATCAAGGATATGAATTACCCAAAGAATTTTATAAATGTGTAAGTTATGTTTATTCCGTTTTAGGAATTGACCAGCGAAAAGGTTTTATAAAAACAACTACTTTGTCTGACGATTGGTCGATTTTTAAAAAATATTTAACTACAAAACCAAAGGGTGACTCTGTTATCCTCGATACTTTCTCACCTAATATATTAGGTTTATTTGCAAAAGTTTATCCAAATGAATGGTTACAAGAAGGTATATCAAAATCAGCTATGGATAAATACAATATAAGATTCGATGTTAGTAACAATAAAATTATTATCCCACATTATGACTTAGGTGGTAATTTAATTGGTATTAGAGGACGAGCATTAGATAAATATGAAGTTGATAATGGCAGAAAGTATATGCCTATTTGTATTGAAACTCAATGGTATAACCATCCTACGGCTTATAACCTATATGGGTTATATCAAAATCTTAACGCTATTACTTCATTAAAAAAAATTATTATATTTGAAGCTGAAAAATCGGTTTTAAAATGTGAAACTTTTTATGGCGATAACAATTTTTCAGTTGCTATTTGTGGTAGTAACATCTCTAATTATCAACGAGATTTAATCTTATCATTGGGCGTTAAAGAAGTGTTTATAGCCTTAGATAAGGAATATCACGAAGCATTTTCGCCTGAAAGTGATGATTATAGCGAGAAAATATTACATATTTGTGAGAAGTTCAGCCCTTATTTCTGTACTTATGTGTTATGGGATATAGACAATCTATTGCAATACAAAGACAGTCCTTGTGATGAGGGGCAAAAAACTTTAGAAACTTTAATGAAAAATAAATTTGAAGTAAAAACTATTGAAGAAAGTGAGAATTAAATGAGTAAAATGAAAGAAAAATTTAGTTATACAAAATTAGATACATATAGTAAATGCCCTTTTCAATTTAAGAAGAAATATGAAGAGAAGAAAAGAAGTTTTAAAAGTTCTTTGGCTATGGATATTGGTTCTATTCTACATAAAGGAAAAGAAATTATCGCTAATAGTCTAATTGCAGATAAAACCCCAGATTATGAATATGTAAGGAAAGTTGTATTAGAGGGATATGACGAAGAAACAGACCAAAAAGACAAGCATATCAAAGGTATTAATGAATTAGCAAAACAATACTTTGAAGATTGGATTGTTAGAGATGATAAGTCTGGTATGACATATGACGAGAAACTTGATTTATATTTTGAACACATTAAATCAATGGAAGAAGATACTAAATGGCAACCTATCGCAGCCGAATTAAAGTTTGAATTTCCATATAGAGATTATTTGCTTTATGGTTTTATTGATAAAGTTGAAAAGAACAAGAACGGTGATTTAAGAGTGACAGACTATAAATCATCAAGAAAGACATATAGAGAACAAGACTTAAAAACACCATTACAGATGTTTGTTTATGCGTTAGCAGTTAAAGAAATTTACAAGAAACTACCATCTGAGTTTATGTATGATTTTATCTTACTTAATGAACAACAGTTGGCTTGTTCTAAAGGATATGATACTAGAGGTTTAAAGAAATTAAATGGTTTATTTGATGCCATTGAAGAAAGTAGAAAAACAGGTATTTATCCACCTAAACCTTCCCCGTTATGTTATTGGTGTGATTATTGTAACAACAATCCTAAAGCAGATAAATTATACAAAGGCGAATGTCCTTATTATTCTTTATGGACTCCTAATAATAAGACTTATAAAGTTAATAAACCTTTTAATCCAGATGAAAAAGTAGAAGAAAAGAAATTTGTATTTTAGAAATGAGGTGATAATATGGTTGGTTTTGCTGAATTGCATTGTCATACAGCTAGAGGTTCAAATGCTCGTATGCTAGACAGCACAGTTAGAACAGACAAATTAATAGACAAAGCTATTGAATACAACCTTAATGGTGTGGCTATTACAGACCACGAAAGTCTATCATCTCATATTGAGGCTCTCAAACATATGAAGTCAATAAGAGAAAATAATCCAGATTTTAAGTTAATCTTAGGAAATGAAATTTATCTTATTGATGAAAGCGAATATCAAAATACAAACAATTTTTATCACTTTATTTTATTAGCTAAAGATGAGATAGGTCATTATCAATTAAGAAAACTTTCCACTACGGCGTGGAAAAGAGAATATGTTTATAAAAGAATGACAAGAGTACCTACTTTTTATTCTGATTTAGAAGAAGTTGTGTCACAAAATAAAGGTCATTTAATTGGAATGACAGCTTGTTTAGGTGGTTTGTTTCCTCAGCATATGTTACAAGGAAATAACTCACAGGCTCTAAATTTTGCAAATTGGTGTAGAGAGTTATTCGGTGAAGAAAATTTTTATATTGAATTACAAGCTGGTTTATCTAATGAACAAATTATGTTTAATAAATTAGCTATCAAGTTTGCAAAAGAACATAATTTTAATTTGACTATTACAAATGATGTTCATTACTTAACTAAAGATAAGCAAAAACTTCACGAAGCGTTTTTACTAAGTAAAGACGAAGAACGAGAAACTGGTGATTTCTATGAGAATACTTATATGAAAACACCAGCAGAAATGTTAGAAAGAATGGATTATGTTGACTCTAATATAGTTAATAAAGCATTTGCTAATACAGTTAAGATTGCAGATATGGTTAAGTCTTATGACTTACATCAAGATGTTATAGTTCCTGAGCGACCTTTGCCAACATATGAATTAATGCACTATTTTAAAGATTATTACGATAAATATGAGTATATTAATAAGTTTGCAAATAGTCCATATGAACAAGACACTTTCTTATTATATCTAATTGAGCAAGGTTTTATTCAAAAGCGACAAGAAATTTCGCCTACTGTTTTAGCAAGAATTAATATTGAGTTAAAACAGCTATGGAATATTAGTAAGAAACTACAACAAAGAATGTCTGCGTATTACAGTTTAGTTCTTTTAATTGTTGACATTATGTGGGATGACAATAAAGGCAATTCTCTTGTCGGTGTAGCTAGAGGTTCTGTTACAGGCTATTATATTTGCTATTTAATTGGTATTACGCAAGTCAACCCAATGAAATGGAATTTACCTTATTGGCGACATCTTGTAGCCGAAAGACCAGAATTGCCTGATGTTGATATTGATAGCCAAAGTTCTCAACGACCAATTATTTTTCAAGAAATGAAAAAAATGTTCGGTTCAACTCATTGTTTGAATATCATTACATTCAAGACAGAAGCATCAAAATCAGCCGTATTAACAGCTTGTAGAGGACTAGGGATTGATGTAGACATTGCAAGAGAAATTGCTAGTACAATTCCATCACAGAGGGGTAAAACTTGGAGCATTAATGAATGTTTAAATGGTACAGAAGATGGTCAACCACCAGCTAAGGAATTTATTAATTTAGTTAATCAATTTGATATGTTATTAGACACAATCCTAGAAATTGAAGGGTTGGTTAGTGGTGTTTCATCTCACGCCAGTGGTTTTTATCTATTCAATGATGATTACCTATTGCAAAATTCAATGATGAAAACACCAAATGGCATTGAAACTACTTGCTGGAGTATGGAAGATAGTGATTATTGTGGTGCATTAAAAGTTGATTTTCTAACTGTTGAAGCATTAGACAAGATTAGAAAGACATTAGATTTACTTGTTAAGTATCGCAAAATTGAATGGCAAGGCAGTTTAAGAGCTACATATAATAAGTATTTATCACCAGATGTAATTGATTACGACACTCCTGAAATGTGGAAAATGGTTGGTGACGGTCAGATAACAGACTTATTTCAATTTGATACTTTAGTAGGCTCACAAGCTGTTAAGAAGATTAAGCCTACTGAATTAAAACAATTATCACTTGCTTCTTCTGTAATGCGATTAATGGGTGATGGCGAATCTACACCTATTGATAGGTTTGTGGCTTTCAAAAACGATACTTCATTATGGTATCAAGAAATGAAAGATAACGACTTAACAGATGATGAAATTAAGTTGCTAGAGAAGTATTTATTACATAACTTTGGTTGCTCTATTGAGCAAGAAGATGTTATGGAATTAAGTATGGATAAGCATATTGCTAATTTTGATATTGTTGAAGCTAATAAATTAAGAAAAGGTATTGCAAAAAAGAAAAAAGACATTATTGAGAACACCAGACAACTATTCTTTGACAAGGGTAAACAAGCTGGTACAAGACCTCAAATGTTAAATTATGTATGGAATTATTGTATTAAACCTCAGTTGGGTTATTCATTTAGTAGAAATCATACATTGCCTTATTCTTTAATTGGTTTACAGGAAACAAACTTAGCTTATTATTACAATATTTTGTATTGGAATTGTGCTTGTTTAACTATTAATGCTAGTGCTGATAGCAATGTTACTTCTAATAAGTCAACCAACTATGGCAAGATTGCTACTGCTATTGGTGATATGCAATCTCATAATGTACATATCGGCTTACCTGATATTAATAAAGCAGAGTTCGAGTTTGCTCCTGATGAACGAAGTAATCAAATTGTATTTGGTTTAAAGGGGATTAACAAGGTAGGTGATGATGTAGTACATCAAATATTACAAAATAAACCTTACTTTAGTTTGTTAGACTTTTGCAGAAAGAACCCTGATATTAATACACAAGCTATGATTAACCTTATTAAAGGTGGGGCTTTTGATAAGCTAGAACGGCATATTAGTAGAGAACAATGTATGAAAGATTACATTATATATCTCACTAAGAAAATGGTTGAGCCTAAATCAAAATTAACTATGCAAAATATTAAAAGTATTTTAAGACTTGATGTTCTACCCAAAGAACAAAAATATATAGATTTTAAACGATTATATTCTTTTAAATCTTATGTATTTAATAAATTCTTTGAAGTGGAAAAGAACTTTTATAGACTTGATGATGAAGCAAAGGTTTATTTTGAAAATGAATGTGCAAGACATTTAAAAGAAAATGTTGAATATTGTTATATCAAAGGTGAATTGTGTATCAACAAAAAGGAGTTTACCAAATGGTACAACAAGCAGACTACAGTAATTAAAGAGTGGTTAACATTAGATAGTTCATTAAAGGCTTTTAATGATGCTCAATATGACGAATTTGCTTATGATAAATGGGATAAGTATTGTCAAGGTAACATATCTAAATGGGAAATGGATAGCTTATGTTTCTATTACACCAAACACGAATTAGCAGATTTAGACTCAGAGAAATATGACATTTCTGATTTTAATGATATACCAGAACAACCAGTTGTAGTGAGTATTGAAAAGCGAACTAAAAACGGTAGAGAATATAATTTTGAAAAACATCAGTTATTTAACATTGTAGGTACTGTATTAGATAAGAATAAAGACAAGCATTATATTACAATCTTAACTCCTAATAGTGGTGTAGTTAAAGCTAAATTTTATAGTGGTGCTTTTATTCATTATGATAAACAATTATCAACTATATATGCTGGTGATACAAAGAAAACGGTAGTTGAAAAATCTTGGTTTACAAGGGGAAATAAACTAATGCTTACTGGTATTCGTAGAGGAGATATGTTCTATCCTAAACGATATTACAACAGTATTAGACAACATACGGTTAGTTTAATTACTGATGTTGTTAACGATGGTAAAGATATTGTTCTTAAATCAGAACGAGAAAGGGTGTGATAATTTGTCTGACATAATTAGATGTAGATTAAGAATTAATAGAGTGTTTTTTCCAAAGAACATTGAAGATTTTGAAAGTGGTCAATGGTGTGCTTTGTCTTGTGAGGTTTTAGACCTTTTTGATGGCGAGGTACTTACAAATTATCACACTAGAGGTGGTAAAGATTATATTAATGTTAATGGCAACTATTATGGCACTCTTGATTTTGATGTTGAATATAATCTTACTGCAAGTTATTCCTATAAAGAGCCTTATGGACATCAATACAATATCATTACAATGCAAAAAGCTGTTAGTTTAACAAACCCTTTTGAGCAGCGAAAATTCCTTGAAATGATATTGACAGAAAGTCAAATTAATCTATTGTATGAAAACCTACCAAATCCATTTGAAACCATTAAGAACAATGATAGAGAAACACTTTTAGCTATCAAAGGTTTGGGTGAAGCAAAGGTAGATAAAATTATACAAGCCTATCAAGGTAATTCAGAAAATCAATCGGTTTATGCCTTAGTTGGCAGCTTAGGTGGTACACCTAAGTTGGCAAATAAACTAATCAATAGTTATAACGGTGATGTAGATAGAATATGTAATGTTATTAATTCTAATCCTTATTTATTGATTGATGATGTTGATGGCATAGGTTGGAAAAAAGCAGACAGCATAGCAGAAGAACAAGGATTGCCCTTAGATAGCGTTGAGAGAATAAAGGCTTTCATTAATTACTATTTAAAGGAAATGGCACAAACTGACGGTCACAGTTGGGTAAGTCCTGATGATTTATTAGAAGATACTTTAACTCAATTAGATATAGACAATTCAGATAATTTCATTACAGCCTTGTATGAATTACAAGAAGAACAAACAATCAATTGGAATGAAGATAAGACAAAAATATATCTATCTTATATTTATAAAATGGAAGATAATATCGCTAAAGAGTTAATGAGATTGTCTAACGAAAAAGAATATATTGATATTAATAGCTTGACTAATAAATTGCATACAGTAGAAAAAAAGCAAGGTTGGAAATTTACCGAAGAACAATTACAAGCTATCAATACAGTAATTCAAAACAAAGTTACTATTATAACTGGTTATGGTGGTACTGGTAAATCTAGTGTAGTAAGTGGTGTATTACAATTACTTAATGGATATACATTTGCTCAAACGGCTTTAAGTGGTCGAGCAGCGAGTAGATTAAGTGAAATTACAAATCAAGATGGTTATACAATTCATAGGTTAATTGGTTATAACCCAACGGTTAAATCAACCAAAGAACATCCAAACCCACGATTTAATTCTGACACTCCTTTATGGCAAGATATTATCATTCTTGATGAAGTATCAATGATAGGTGCTAGTTTATTCTTAAAACTATTAAGAGCCATTAAAACAGGTGCTAAATTAATTATGATTGGTGATGATGGACAGTTAGAGTCAATTGGTTTGTGTAATATCTTTAGGGATATGTTAGATAGTGGTGTAATTCCAATATGTAGATTAACTCAAATACATAGACAAGCAGCGAAAAGTGGTATCATAACAGAAAGTATTAAAGTTAGAAAGCACACTCAATTATGTCCTAATGGTTGGGTTGGTGAAGAAACTAGAGGTAGTCTAAAAGATTTTAAACTTAATGTTTATAATAACAAGGACTTATCTCAAACAAAAATAATTCAAGAATATAAACAATTACTTCATCAAGGTGTCAACCCTAGAGATATTCAGATTGTTGTTCCATTGAGAGAACGAGGAGAAATAAGCGTACACGACCTTAATGTGCGTGTTCAAGAAAATGTTAATCCCTCAGAAACAGGCAAACCTGTTATTACATATACTAATGGTAATTTAATTTACAATTTACGTTTAGGCGATAAAGTAGTTGTTAATACCAACAATTATAAGACTACTTTATATACATCCACACCTACTGATAAGATACTAGAATGTCCTATTTACAATGGTAACATTGGCTACATTACTCGTATATTCCCTAATAATGACTTGGTTATTAACTTTGATTTATGGGGCGAGGTTTTTGTTCCTAGTAAGTATATTAAACAGATTGAACCAGCTTATGCTTTAACTTGTCATAAACTGCAAGGCTCTGAGTCACCTTATGTAATTATAGGATTAGACTTTTCAGCATTTAAGTTATTAACCAAAGAATGGCTATATACGGCTATTACAAGAGCTAAAAAATATTGTGTGTTATGTGCTGAAACAGGGGCGTTGAATTATTGTACATTAAATTCTAAAGTGCCTTTTAAACGCACATTTTTAAAAGATTTATTAATTCAATATGAAAAGGAGAGAAGATATGAAACTGATTGACCCATCAGCAACAATTATTGACAGACCTATTAATCAACTAAAACTAGTCGAAGAAATAGGTAGAACTTGTTACAAGTCTAATGACTTAATTACAGAAGATAGCTACAAATCATTCTGTAATGGGCTATTAAACAGAAAACATTATGCTATGTTGGAACACGCAGTATTTCATTTTGTAATGCCTATTGATATAGCTAAAAGGTACTTACCATTTGATACTACATTCACAAGCGATAATGCTAGCAATCATATGATAATTGATACGATGATAATTCCTGATATTGACAAAGGTTATGAAACTAAAGTTCTAGTAACTGCAAATCTTAGAACACTTATTGAATGTAAATCATCAATCTTCTTAGATAAGGCGATTAACACATATTCTTGGGCTAAGTCTTTGAATATCAATAGTGATATATTGTCTAGTAAAGATGAATATAAAAGAACAGTTGTTGAACATCCTTATGACATCACACATCTTGACTATATTCAAATTCTTGAAGAAGATGAGTTAGCACATTTTGAGATTTATCCAAATTATACCCACGCTCAATTAATGAGTGACAAAACTTATTCAATTAAAGAATATAAAAACGGTTACTACTACAAAAGACATCATATTATTACAGTTAAGTTTGTTTGTAATAGAGCAATTAGTCACGAACTAGTTAGACATAGACCTTGTAGCTTTGCTCAGGTGTCACAACGCTATGTAAACTACTCTAAGGACAAGTTTGGTAATGAAATTCCTTTTATAAAATCACCATTTTATAAGCCCTCTAATACCGATTCTAGCTATATTGTATGGCTCGAATGTTGTAAACGAATAGAACAAGACTACTTTAAATTACTTCGCTTAGGACACAAACCAGAGGAAGCTAGAGGTGTTCTAAGCAATGATGTAGCTACTGAAATTTATGTAACTGCGACAGGCGAAGAATGGCAACATATTATTAATCTTAGAGCCTTTGACACCACAGGTAAGGCTCACCCTCAGATGAAAGAAATTATGTTACCTTTAGCACGGAAACTCATTGATATGAATATTGGTTTTTATAATCCAAGAGGGGTGGAGCAAGATGTATCAAGATAAATATATATTCCTCATAGTCGCTCCATCTGGTAGTGGTAAAGATACGGTTGTTAACAAATTATGTGATGATTATGGCTTTACAAAGGTAAAGTCATACACCACTCGAAAGCCAAGACAAGACGATAAAAATGATATTAGAAACCATACATTCGTTTCAATGAAAGAATATCAAGATATTATTGATACTCAAACAGTAATGGCAACCACATATTTTAACAAAAATTACTATTGTGCTACACAAGACCAAGTAGACGATAGCGATTTTTATATTGTAGATGTTGAAGGTGTTAAAACCTTTAAACAAAATTATAAGGGCAATAAAAAAGTAAGGGTATTCGGTATTGAGTGTATGACTTATGACCGATATGACCGTATGTTGAAAAGAGGTGATAGCGATGAGAAAGTAAAACAGAGAATGGCAAATGATAGTTTGGCTTTTCGTAATTGGAAAGACTATATTGATATTTGCTTTCTCAATGATGAAGGTCGGCTAGAAGATTGTTGTAAAGCTATGAAAGAGCATATTGATTTTCTAATTAAATACGAAAGCGAGGAATAAAATGACAGAAGAAAAACTAATGAAAGTGATTAAAAGAGATGGACGAATAGTTGACTTTAAAAAAGACAAAATCAAAAATGCTATTATAAAAGCGTTTATTGAGGTTGATGGTAAGGGCAATATCAATGAAGAAAGAATTGATTATCTTGTTGAAAATATTGTTACTATTCTAAAGAATAGGTTTGTCGGCTCAATCAATATCGAGGATATTCAAGATGTTGTTGAAAACGCTTTAATGGAAGTCAGAAAAGATGTAGCTAAGGCTTATATTCTTTATCGTGATAAACGAACACGAGAACGAAATAAAAAAACTAGACTAACAAAAACAATCGGTGAAAAATTAAGTGCTTCAAATATTGCAAATCAAAATGCTAATATTGATGAAATGTCCTTTGGTGGAAGAATGGGTGAAGCTAGTAGTGAAATGGCTAAGGATTACGCTCTTAATTATTGTATGACTGAAATGAGTAGAAACAATCACCTTAATAATGAAATTTATATTCACGACCTAAATAGCTACGCTGTTGGTATGCACAATTGCTTAACAATCCCCTTTGATGATTTATTAGCTAAGGGTTTCAATACAAGACAAACCGATGTAAGACCAGCTAACAGTATTAATACTGCATTACAATTAGTGGCTGTAATTTTTCAATTACAGAGTTTACAACAATTTGGTGGTGTGTCTGCAAATCATTTAGATACAACTTTAGCACCATATGTAAAAAAGAGTTTTTATAAACATTATATTAATGGTTTAAAATACATATCAGAGTTTACACTCGAGGGAAACTATAAAGAATATATAATGGAACGAATTGCCCCCAACCAGAGCATAGACGCTGAAATTTATAAGGAATGTCCTGACACTTATAATTATGCTATGGATATGACACTTAAAGAAACTCAACAAGCCGTAGAGGGTATGTTTCACAATCTAAATACACTTCAAAGTAGAAGTGGGAACCAGCTAAAAAGGATGGCTGGCTAAAGAGAAATCTTTAGAAATAATCTGGGCAAAATCGGTGAAACCTAAGTTTTTTTGTTTTGGCATCCCCACTTAATAACATACTAAAATATGAATGATAGGTAGGAAGATATGTCGAAAATTATAACAAATACATTAAAACAAGAAATTATTAAATACTATTTATCTCAGCCAATGACATTAAAACAGGTTGAGAACAAATACAACCTAAGTCATCCAACAATAACTAAAATTTTAAAAACTGTTCCTAAATACACAAAAGCTAAGTTAAACAATCCTAGATTAAAAGAACATTTCTTTCAAAGGATAAACAATGAAGAAACTGCATATTTTTTAGGGTTGCTTATTTCAGATGGGAATGTTTTTAAAGACAATACTGGACGACAGAAATCAATATCTATTACATTAGATTTGAAAGATAAATATATGTTAGAAAACTTTAAAAGAGTTTTACAGGCTAATACTTCAATCGGCTACGATGGTAGAGGTTGTGGACAAATAGCTATCCGTAGCGACATTATGGCAAATGAACTTTCTAAATACGGAGTCATTCCACGCAAAAGTTATCAGACCTATCTCCCTAAAATTGATGACAATGTAATGTGCCACTTAGTTAGGGGAATATTTGATGGTGATGGAAGTATCTTAGCTAAACCAAGTCCTAAAAAGGATGGTCGTAATAGATTTTTACATTGTATTGGGTTTTGTGGAACTCACACTCTTATGAAAGATATTGGAAGTTATGTCGTTAAGAATCTTCATCTACAACAAAAACCTTCTATTTATGATTATAAAGATAGAAGTTTGAGTGAATTAAAAATACAAAATATCAACGATATTAAAAAACTAGGAGATTGGATGTACAACAATTCAACTATCTATCTTACTCGTAAGAGAAATACATATAATAATTTCTTGAAACACTATAAATTAAATTAAAAAAAATAAGGCAATACCGAGGTAACTTCTTAGACAGCGAAAGGCTGAGAAGTACCGTAACGCATAGGCGATGAATAAATATAATTCGCCCAAGAGTGTCCACCCTTAACGCATAATGGCGAAGGTGAAAATATATGCTGAACTTATAGGAAACTATAAGAAGTGATGGATAAAAAGCCTTCACGATAACAAAATTGACCTTTCACAAGCATCAACTTTGGTACGGATACAACGCCAGAGGGTAGAATGGTATCTAAGGCAATTCTTGAGGGGTGTATCAAGGGTGTAGGTAAAAACCATAGAACAAGTATTTTTCCTTGCGTTATTTTTCAGTATATGAAAGGCGTAAACGATAAACCAAATACACCAAACTATGATTTGTATAGATTGGCATTACAATCTACTGCAAAAAGATTATATCCGAATTATGCTAATGTCGATTGGAGTGGTAACGAGGGTTACGACAAAAACGATATTAGAACTTATTTCTCAACAATGGGTTTAGTGATTATCTTAGCCCATTTAAAACCTTTTGAACCTTGTTTAGGGGTGTAAGACTTTAAGTCTTGCTAACGAATAGGTCTTTGTCATATGGCTGTTATTGATAAAGATGAGTTCGTGCCAAGCGATTGCAATAGCAATTGAAGGTGTATCGACTATTCCTGATGAGTGTATGGAAGTAGGACTAGAGATAAACACTAGTAATGTTTTAGGAAACGAAGCATTTGCAAACCGAAGCTGAAGGCTATTAAAAGATAGAACACATAGTCAGCACCAATGGTGACATTGGATTAATGCGTGTAGAACAGCTAATGGATATGATATTAATGGTTTTGGTCAGTTAAAAGACGGTAGAGGGAATATTTGTCCTGTTACTATAATTATGCCAACCATAGCTATGGAAGTAGTAGAAAAATTAAATAAGCAAGGTATTTATGACGAAAATAAATATATCGAAGAATTTATTAAATATCTTACAGTGAAAATTGAAGAAGCCAAAGATATGTTGATTGAAAGATTTGATTACATCTGTTCTCAACCAATGGAAAGTGCAAAATTTATGTACGAAAATAATGTTATGGCTGGTTTTGATGGAAAGAATATTAGGTCGGCATTAAAGCACGGAACATTAGCACTAGGTCAAATTGGTTTGGCAGAAACATTACAAATTTTAATCAAAACAGACCACACAACAGACAAAGGTATGGAGTTGGCTAAAAAGATTGAAAGTTTATTTAGAACTAAGTGTGACGAATATAAACAACAGTATAAATTAAACTTCGGTGTTTACTATACTCCAGCCGAGAATCTTTGCTATACATCTATGCAAAAATTTAAAAAGCGTTTTGGTGTTATTCCCAATGTTTCTGATAGAGAATACTTCACAAATTCAATTCACATTCCTGTATGGAAAGAAATGACCCCTTTTAGAAAAATTGACCTTGAAAGTCAATTAACAGGCTACTCTAATGCTGGGTGTATAACTTATGTTGAGTTGGAGTCAAGCGTGTTACATAACATTGACGCAGTAGAAACAATCGTTAATTATGCTATGGATAAGGATATTCCGTATTTTGCAATCAATGTTCCTAATGACCAATGTGAATGTGGTTACTGTGGTGAAATTAATGATAATTGTCCTATGTGTGGGGGTAGTAACATTAGAAGATTACGCAGAGTAACTGGCTATTTAACTGGTGATTATAAAACTGCGTTTAATAAAGGCAAGCAACAAGAAGTAGAAATGAGGGTGAAACATAAATAAATGAACAAAGACAAGATTATAAAAATCGAGCCTTGTTCCGTCAGCAATGGCATTGGTTGTAGGGTGGTAGTCTGGTTTGACTATTGCCCTCACCATTGCAAGGGCTGTCAAAACCAAGAAACTTGGAACGGAACTTTGGGTCATACATTTACAAACGATGATTTATTAATTATTAAAAAATATTTAGATAAACCTTATATAAAAGGAATTACTTTTTCTGGTGGTGAACCTCTATGTAAACGCAATAAAGGTATGGTAGGTGTAATATCAAACTTAGTAAAATATCAATTTCCTGATAAAGATATTTGGTGTTATACTGGGTACAAATACGAAGAAGTTAAGTCTATTGTTGATATATACAATATTGATTATTTAGTTGATGGTAAATACATTGAAGAACAGAGAGATGTTACATTGGCTTTTAGGGGTAGTCTAAATCAACGAATTATTGATGTAAAACAATCTAAAAAAGAAAACAAGATTAAGGAGATAGATTATGCAAAATGCGAACAATAATAAAGTAGAAATTACATTTGCAAGAGAAAATGATACAGTTATTATCCCATCCAAGAGAGATGAAGATGGTGGTTTTGATATTTATGCCAACTTCAAGGAAGATTATATGGTTATTCCACCACACGAAGTAAAGATGATACCAACAGGTCTTGCTAGTGCTTTTAGTCCTGACTATCGTATTGTATTAAAAGAAAGAGGCTCTACAGGTAGTAAAGGTATGGCTGTTAGAGCTGGTATTATTGACTCTGGGTTTAGGGGTTATTGGTTTGTGGCAATTAATAATACAACTAATATACCTATTATCATCTCTAAAAAAGAAAACCTAGACAACCTAGCCTTGGCTAAAATTTTTAGTGGTATCTATCCTTACTCATACCCTTACGCAGATTACCCAATAATCTACCCATATTCTAAGGCTATCTGTCAAGCCCTAATCGAAGAAAATCCCAAGACTATTGTTACTACAACTAGTTATGAAAAGCTCAAAGAAATCAATTCTGAGAGAGGTACAAGCCAATTAGGACAGTCTGGTAAGTAAACAACACATAATAAGAAAACAAAAAATAAGGCTATACCATTAATTTGGTATAGCCTTTAATGTTTATCGCTAGTTGTCATTTTAGTTTTTAATCATCATCATCATCTCCATCACCTACAATAGCGTGAGCCCATTCCATATCTTTTTTGCACGATGCACAGAATACTTCACCATCAGAATACATAGCTGGTTCGCCTACAAAGGTTTCTCCACATCTATCACAAGTATAAGTTGTTACGCCATCATCTGTATCAACCTTTTCGTGATAAGAGTCTAAATATTTATCTCCTGTGCTACCGTCAGAAGAACAAGAACCAATAAAGACAAAAAATAAAATTACACAAGCAACTAAGATAAGACCTATCTTCCAATCGGAATCGTTCGAACTTTTATTTGTTATGTTAGTATTGTTGTCTGTTGTGGTAGGGTTGCTAGTTTGATTGGTGTTTGTGGTATTAGCATCTGTGTTTAAATTATTGTTTTTATCGGTGTTTTTATCGACTTCGTTAGTAATGTTATTGTTGTT